GCTGATGGGGCTCGAACCCAAGTGTCTGAAGTATACAGGTGTTCTTGGGGAAACATAGTTCGTTGATTTCATTGGATTTTTTCAATTACGCTTTCCCTGTGTTCCCACACTTTATCCCCGGTTTATCCCCGAGAAATTGTTCTTGAGCGGGAAATTAACCAACTCAAAGCTCACCAAGAATCATCATCTTCATCAAACCCAAACTTGCGGCCTGATGATGGCTTTGTCCAGTCGTCGTGTTGGTTGAAAACCGAACCAAGGCCAGTAGCCGTGTTGCCCATTCGAGTGCTGCCATCCGTGCTGAAGGTGCCCATCTGAGTGAACGTTGATCCGTCAGAGCCAACAGTCGTTGATCCCATTCGGGTGTAGGTCGTGCCGTCGCTACTGACGCTGGTTGTGTCGCTGACACGTTGGATTGTTTCGCCTTCGCTGGATACAGCCAGCTTGCCTAAGATTTGCCAGAAGGACATAGGTTCTCTCCTAAGATTTTTTCAATGATAGACCTTAATTGTTTCCATACCAGAAGTTGAAGTTTGATAGGAAACAAGCGACAATGCGAGGATAAAAAAGCTCACTTAGCAAGCTCCAAAAATTCTTGATTTGACCACTTAAAATCCTATTTTAATTCAATAATGAAAACTATAATATTGGGCGAGTTGTTCTCTGGACCTGGTGGCATTGCAATTGGTGCGGAATTGGCAAACAAGTCAATTGCAGAATTTGCTGATGTTCAGTTTGAACATGGTTGGGCCGTTGACTATCACGACGAAACAGTTGAGACATACAGACACAACGTTCATGGCGCCACCAAAGAAAGTGCTTTGTGCGCTGATGTAAGGAATATCTCTGCCAAACAACTGGCCAAAATTTCAAAGATTGATGGGTTTGCTTATGGATTTCCTTGCAATGACTTCTCCTTAGTAGGCGAACACAAAGGAATCGATGGGAATTTTGGTCCACTTTACAGCTACGGCATTCCAATATTGAATGAGTTCAACCCGAAGTTTTTTATAGCTGAAAACGTTGGTGGGATCAGAAGTGCCAATGAAGGAAAAACACTTCTGAAAATTCTTGACGACCTCTCAAAAGCAGGCAAAGGGTATGTAATCACACCTCACCTTTACAAGTTTGAGGAGTATGGGATACCGCAAGCACGGCATCGAGTAATCATGGTGGGCATTCGCAAAGACTTAAAAGTTACATTTAAACCGCCCGCCCCTACACATTTGAAAAAATTTAAAACGTGCCAGGAAGCAATTGAAAAACCGCCAATCAAGCTAGGCGCACCTAATCACGATTTAACCAAACAGCACCCAAGAGTTGTTGAACGGCTGAAATACATTAAGCCTGGTGAAAATGCTTGGACGGCTGACTTGCCGGAGAGTTTAAAACTCAATGTCACTGGTGCTCAAATCAGTCAGATTTACAAGCGACTTGACCCTACTAGACCAGCTTACACAGTTACGGGCTCTGGTGGTGGTGGCACTCATGTCTATCATTGGTCAGAGAACAGGGCTTTGACTAATCGTGAACGTGCAAGACTTCAAACCTTCCCCGATAACTTTGAATTTAAAGGCAACAAAGAAGCCATACGTCGACAAATTGGCATGGCTGTGCCGCCACTCGGCGCAAAGGTTCTCTTTGAAGCAATTGTTAAAACTCTTGAGGGAGTTAGTTACAAGTCGGTTGCACCCAACATAGAGTAAGAAAATGGCTCGCCAAATTTGGATGTTTCCGAGAAACAAACGGCGTATGCCTCCGCTGGAAACAGCGCTAATTTTGCGTGCAATGGTTGTAGCCTCAAAACTTGGCACCACTTGGGGAGGTGAACAAGCGCAACAGAACCAGTTTTCTAAGTTGCTTGAAGAATATGGTTTAAAAAAAGGGGGCAACCAAAAGGACGAAAACTCTGGTGGCCCTCGCACATATGAATCTCAAATGAGTTTGCTCGGTCTTTTGTACAAAGACAAAAAAGGCAATCTCAATCTGACTCAAGCAGGTGAGGATTTAGTTGCGTTCAATGACACCGCTAAAACTTTTGAATATCAAATTTTAAAAGCACAATTTCCATCAACCTACTCGTTAGCAACTGGCGTAGGCTTAGACAAATCCATAAAGATTCGTCCATTTATTTTTCTTCTAAAGCTTGCCGCTGATCCAGAAATTAATGGATTGACCGACAAAGACATGGTTGTTCCTGTTGTCTTCGGGAAAACCGAAAATAGCTTTGATCTATGCAAAAGTTTAATTCTGAAATTACGCATTGAGGGACCTGAAGCCGTAATTCCAGATGACCTGTCAATTCGTACAAATCGAACTTTAAAAAACACCTACGCACAGGTCTTAGAAGAAATTCACAACATAGCAAATACGTTCAAAAACATATTGGACAGCTCTGGCGTAACAACGCTAAGAGACGTCGAGGGTAAACCTAGATTGTTTCCAAGGCCGGATATCTTAAATAGGATTCCTGAAATTGATGCGTTACCGTATGTTGACTTTATTAAACTTCCAAAAGAGCAAGCAACTCTGCAGTATGGGAAACGGTTTGGTTCAGTAAAAGATACAAGAAGAACATTCATGCCTGAAAAGGCACCTGAACTAATGAGTAGTAGTGGACTCATTTATCAAAGATTCTTAGATCAAGTTGGCTTGCCTGTAACTCAAAGTGATTTAAATAATTTTGTTAATCGCACCTCAGTAGAATTTCACATTAGTCGTCAACAAGTGCTCAATGCCTTAGAGCCAATTCTTTTTAACGCTGAGTACTACACTGGCTCTAAATTACTTGAACTGTCCAAGGGTGGCGATAAGTCAGCAGAGAGCTTTGAGAAAATCGTTACTAAAATATTTGAAGTTGATTTTGGTTATCAGGCTGAATGGACTGGAAGAAAGCACAGACAAAAGACAGGCGGTTACTCCGATATTTTTGTTGTTGAAATTGAGCGTAATGTCTGCGGAATCATTGACACTAAGTCAATGAAATCATATGACCTTCCACATGAGGACATTGGAAAGGCTGTGCTGACGTATATAGATGCAGCTCAAGAACTCTATGGAAATAGAAATCTAGAGCTTAAATTTGTTGGATATGTTTCGCATCTAATTGGACCTGGTGCTCCAACAAGAGCTATGGACATCTACAACCAGAAAAATGTCCCAGTTAGCTTGATCTCTGCCTATGGACTTAATGCAATGAGACAAGACCCTTTGTTCAAAAATAATGCAGCAGCAGTTACAAATCGACTTTCTGAAAACGCAGTTAATTTGGTTGTCTAAATATGACAATCCGGATCATTAGAAAATATCCAAATAGTCGACTTTATGATGAAGCCGAGTCGCGCTACTTGAACTTCATCGACCTTAAAAATCTTGTTCTCAGTGACATCCCATTTCGAGTCAAAGTTCGAGGCACGGATGAAGACCAGACTGCTAAATTACTGTTGCGCAAGCTATGAAACCGATGATCTTAGGTGCGGTTCAGAATCAAGGCATTCAGAGCTCAAGAAAACGCGCGAAATAATTTTCAAATCTATTTGTGAGTTGACTTACGTCTGAGAACGGTTGTCATGCAGTGCGATGCACATTTCTGACACATCAAACCGTACCTAGAGTCTAGGTAACCAAATCCAGCCTCCAAGCTAATGAAATCAAGGGCTTACAGCGTTTTATGCTACTCTGAAGCGCGAGCCTAGAGTAGCATAAACAAGGCCCGATTACCTCGGAAATACGCCCTTTTATGACCTCAATTCGGTGATACCTCTGTCAGGTCCTAATTACGTACAAAGCTAAGCCAGTGTTCATTTGCAAAGGAACTATCTAACCTGATAATCTTGAGCATGAACTCAATCGAAGAAAAACTGAGGCAAGAGGAAACAGACTTCCTCCAAGACAAGCTACGCACCAACGCTTACATAGCTGAAGTAGCGGAAATTGCAAAAAAAATCCTCACAGAACGGCAGGCCTCCATCCCAGAGCCTGAATCCGAAGAGGAAGAGGAAAAGAAATATTCCAACAATAGTCAGGTTTCCCTGATCCTTTTTCTGCTCAGCAGCTCCTACGTCTTAGTCCTCTACTTTGGGGACATCACATTTGGACGCTTTGCCCTCTTCACTTTCTTTTTTGTCATGGCCTTCCGTTACACACTTACTTTGCGTAAGAAATAGCAACTGGCCATCACGTTGCAATAAACCAACACCAACCCTTCGCCAAATAGGCATACAAAGTCCAGCAGGCTTTTAGTGATAAATTAGTACTCAATATGCTTGAAGACATCAAAAAGACCCTTTGGGCATCGGCCGACAAACTTCGCGCCAACATGGACGCCGCGGAATACAAACACTTGGTGTTGGGGCTCATCTTTGTCAAATATATCTCTGACGCCTTTGTAGCCCGCCAGTCTGAGCTGAAAACCCGCCTGCGCGACCCTGCCGACGAACTCTTTTATGGAAACGCCGCCGACGAAGACATCGCCGCCGAGCTGGGCGAGCAAATGGCCAAAGGCGCAGAGCTGGACGCGCTGATTCGCCAGAAGCTGGGGGGGCTGGGGTATGAGTTCTGAGTGGCAAAACTATCAGCTCAGCGATCTCTTTGAACTAACAAACGGATTTGCCTTCAAAGGAAGCGAATTCAAGCCTTCTGGTATCCCCGTTATAAAGATTAAGAACGTAAAGCCGAACAGCCTGTTGCTTGGTGATCTTGCTTATGTCGATATTGCTGTCGCAGATAAGCGGCCAGACAAGGAGTTGAAACGAGGGGACATCCTGATAACGATGTCGGGTAATCGAATGGATGGCGTAATTAGGAATAGGCTCTAGTCCCATCGCGATCAATGACCAGTGCTTGACCTCTTGCGATTTCTATAGGCGAGTTAGGGATGGAGACATGAGTCCATCCTCGCCCGTCAGCATCCACAAACTCTTTTATTAGCTGGTCATATTTAAGACTAGATTTATAGATCGCCAGACAAACGGCTGTTGGCGAAATACCCTGAACTCGGATATCTGCAGCGCATCCTTTCAAGTGCTGACTTGTGTCCTTTGAGCCGACTGCCCTGTTCACTTCTAGCGACCTGTAGGCACTATTTACCAAAATAGGCACACCTCCAAGCAGTGATCGAATTTTCTCTAGAAACTCAGCGAGACGGCAAAGGTTTTGAATGTTGCTTTCGTTAGGAACGTTCAAAAACTCACGATGATCTGTAACTGTTAATTCAGCCAAAGTGAAGTGAGGTGATAGGTTCATTTGTAAAACGGTGTTGAGTTGTGGATCATTTCGTCTTTGGCTTGTGAGCCTGCCGAGCTGCCGAAGTAGAAAGCGATGATTCCGGTCCAGGCTGTTCCTAAGCTACCTAGCATCAGCATCAAGGCCTCACTGGTCTTGAAGTGCTCGGTCATCAAGCCAATCAAGATTCCGAAGAAACCAATCGTGACCACGATGGCCATCAAGCCAGGCACCCATGAGTTGTTCGTGGACTGCATCTCTCGGGCTGACTTGCGGTCATCCACGGCCAGTTTTGCAAAGTCAAGGCCCAGCTCTTGAGCTCTCGCCGCCATCTCAACCTCGGCTTGTTTGATCAAAGCAATTTGGTCGCCTGTGAGCTTTCCTTCCGCAATGGTCTTAGTGACATCTTTGGGATCAATGCCGATGGCCTTGCTCACAGCCTCCACGGCAAGACCGGCAAGTGGCCCACCTAAGGCGGAAGCAATCGTGGGGGCAATGGTTGAGAGCCAGTTCATAGTCATATTCCCAACAACTTTTTAACAAGCTCAGCCGCTACACCTGGGCCAAGCAAGATGGCAGCAGCAAGGACATAAAGCCCCATCTCTATTCGCTTCATCCTTGCACTGCCAGTATCCATTCGCTCTGTGATCTCTTTGTACCGTTCGGCACAAACAGCTTCATGGACAGCAAAGTCCGTTTCAATCGTTGACATATAAACTTTCTTGAGACGAAAAAAAACCACCTCAAAAGGTGGCGTTGTGAGTTGGCAAATTTCAGGGGGCTATTGGCCAAGTAGCAGTCAAAGGTTCAGCTTGCTGCATGAAGTCACGGAGGGCTTGCCGATAAGGACGCCAAGCCGTTTGAGTTGCCTGTGGCACATCAGGCAGCTGAGTCCAGTCGCATATAGAGAGCAAATAGTTGCGCCTCATGCGAATGTCCTCCAAAGTTTGATCTGGAAAAATTGGTACACCTTCGTCTCGCAGCGTAAAGAGGTGCCCGTTATAGAACCCCCTCAAGGTTGCGTCGAGCACTGAAAATTCCTCAGGCACCGGGGCCATAAGCATATTTAGTTGCTTGGCTTCAAATTCAGCCTGCTCCAGGGCGTCAGTAATGTGATTGACGGTACCGTCAGGTTTGATGATTGCGAAGTTTGGCATTTTTTATAGTGTGTAGTTGGCATACAGAACAGCCATGTTTTGATCCGCCTGACGGTGGAAGTCCCAGCTTGCAGGAGTGGAATCTGCCCACGATGGCGACCTAAGGAATGCAAGTGTTGGTGAGCCCTGTAGCGTAATGCTTGTTGAGTTTTTATTTATGTATCGGCCACAAAAATTGATGGGCCCTCCGTACACGCCGTTTATTGACCAAGATGAATATGCTGCGGTTCCTGTAAATGCATTGAAATTGTTGATGCACACCCCGTAATAATTACTATCAATGGTAAAGGTTGAGTTGCTATGGCTTCGGTAGTACCAATCGCTGTCAAGAGAGAAATAGGGCTTAGGAACGATAACTGAGTTTATGGAGGGGATGAAACTCGATGAATCGAATATGCACACATTGGAAGAGTTAAAAACTTTCATGCCGTAAGGATTGGCATCGGGGTATTGCGGAAGCTCACTTGAGACAATGAAATAAGAAAAGGTTGCAGAATTATTTCCAAACGCAGCAACCCCACGAGCATCTCCGCTATTGACAATGCTTGCTGCCGGAATGATCTCCGCGCCAACATATTTCCCATTGCCATCTCGGGACATAAAATTGAAAGCGATTGGCCCACTGCTCTCGACGATAAAAATCAAAGGTGGTGATTCATACGGCTTGTCAAAAACAATGTTTATTCCCGTTGGTTGCGTGAATGTTGTTGTGTTGCCATATTGAGCAGAAGGCATGAACGCAAGCCCTGTGCATGAGCCCGTTCTAATCTTGGAACCTGCAGAATTCTTATGAATAGAAAATCCTTTGTATTCCTCAGAAACTGCAATTGATTGATTTGAGCTGTTGCAAGCAAAACCAAATCCACTTACGTTTTGAGTAGTGCCAAAAGCATGAACGTGGGTGCGGTCAAGTTTGACGTAAAGGGCAATCCAATACTTCTGAGCTCCCGCTTCCTCAATCCAATAGGCATATGGGGGTACATAGGCTGTTCCATCACTATAGGTGGAACCCGCTGTCGTGATTGAGTCGTGATATTGAGGGTCTAGGCCCCATGTCACAGGTGCTATTGCTGTGGCCAGCGCAAAGTTGGTGATGAAGTTTTCTGAAGCAATCGGCCCGTTCACAGCATAGGTTCCATTGGACTTAAAGAAAACATTGTTTGCAATATCCGTGTGCATTAAATATTCACCGGACGATGACATTGTGAAGATGCCGTCGCTCATAGTGCAAGGTTTCCGATTTGTACACGCACGATGGTTGTACCACCTGGACCAGGGCCAAAGACCTTAATTACGTTATCGGAAATCTCAAGTCTGCTGCCACTGGTCGCCGTTCTGAGTGTTCCGATGGTTGCCGAGACAGCAGCCAGTGATGTGACGTTCAATGAACGAGCAGCGATGGCTCCATCCATGA